TGATGGTGATAAGATTAAGAAAGTCACTTGGGGAGATACTACTGGTTTATCTGTTAAGTTAAAAGATAAGAAAGCCAGAAAAAGTTTTGCTGCTAGACACAAATGTGCTCAGCAGAAAGATAGAACTTCAGCGGCTTACTGGGCTTGCAACTTACCAAGGTATGCTAAGTCTTTAGGTATGAGTGGCGGTGGAAACTTTTTTTGGTAATGTCTTTAGATAATTACTATAAACCGTTTGAAGACTTTGAAGATAGTATTACAGACAAAGTATTTACTAGAGTTATTAAAGAAGATGTGAAACAAGAACAGTTGATATGGCATATGGATAAGAAAGATCGTATTGTCAAAGTTGTTTATGGTATAGGATGGAAATTACAAAATGATAATGAACTACCTACTGAATTAGAGATAGGTCAAAATTATCATATTAATAAAGGAATGTTTCATAGATTACATAAAGGTAATTCGGAACTAAAACTAGAGATAAAAGAATATGACTAAAAAAACTTTAAAAGAATTTAGAACACATTTACATGAAGCGACTGCTTCTAAAACAAATTTACAGTACCTTAGAGCTAAAACTGCTAGAAACGATCATTTTGAAACAAGAAGATATATTGCTTCAGAGATTTTAAAAGATAAAAAATTAGCAGATGCTTACAAAGCATTAGAAACGGTACATAATGATTTTTCTAGGGTAATAGGAAATGATGCAATAACAATCAGACAACGATTAGAAACAACTTTAAAAGCTTTATTAAAAAGAAAAGTTTCCAATTGGGACGAAGTATGGAGTGAATTATAATGACATACAGAAAGTCAATGTCTACCGCATACAAAGAAGTACGAGAAGCAACAATCAAACCATATGTTTCAATTTCATCTGGTGGTCAATACAATGTATTAGACAAAGATGGTAAAGTTGCCTTCTCAACAAGAGATGGTAGAGTAGCAAATGACTACTTAAAAAAGAATTACGATAAGTTAAAAGAGGGGAGTGAATTGTAATGGCTAAATTTTCAATGACAGAAGCATTAAATCAAGTTAGAGAACAAGATAATAAAGACCACGAGATTTCAATGGCAAGAGGTGAGCTAGAAGCAATCGCAGATAAAGCTACTCAATTATCATCAGCATTAGACGGAAAGTCAGATGATGGCAACCCATTAGAAGCTTGGGTACAATCTAAAATTACAAAAGCAAAAGACTATATCAATTCAGTTTCAGATTACATGATGTACAAACCTGAGGCAGTCACAGAAGCTTATGCGTCCAATCTAGTATCAAAGGCAAAAGAAATTGCTAAGAAGATGTCAAATGATATGTCTAACGCAGTAAAAGAAATAGAAAAATTAAGTAAAGGTCTATCTAATGAGCCAGAAGTTGTATCAGCTTTACAAAAAGCAAATGAAGATATTGAATGGGTAGAAGAAAATAAAATTAGTGATATATTCAAATCAAATAAAGAAGGTGATAGTGTAGAAGACATAGCGAAAAGATTAAAACTTTCTGTAAAAATGGTTAAGAGATTATTAGGTGAAGCACAAGAAGAACCTAAAGAAGAACCTAAAGAAGAAAAAGACGATAAAGAATTAAAGACTAAAGAGAGTGCTATTGAAGCTTTAAAAAATCAAATCGCAATGTTAAAAACAAAATTAGAAAATGAAAAACATAAAGCTGTTAAACCTGAACCAAATCCTCAAACTGGAGAAGTACCACTAACAATTGGTGTTGCTGCTGCTGAGTTTAAAAAAGAGAGAGATAAGAAGAAGGAAGAAGTTAAAGAAAATGTTTCAATCAAAGCTTATAAGAATGCTGTTGATCCAACTAAAAAAGGTTTAATGATTTCTAAATCTGGTGGTATGAGTGGTACTATTATGATTAAAGATAAGAAAGAATTAAAACAACTAGAAGATAAAATAGCACAAGCAAAAAAATTATACAATATAAAAGAAACTAAAAAAGAAGTTTCAGATAAAAAAGAAAATAAACTAGTCAATGAGAAATTGATGAATGAAATATCTGATAAACTTAAAATGAAAGTAGCTCTTAAAAAATCAAAAGAACTAGGTAAGAAAATTAAAAGTTATAAAGACAAAGTATTCAAAAAAACTATGTCAACAATACCATCTCCGTTATTCGCAGATAAAGATAAAGCAGCTAGAGAAAAAAGAGCAAAAGATATGATTAAGTATTATGATGCTCAAAAGAAAGCAGCTTTACAAGGTAAGAATAAAGAGTTGGCTAAGAAAATGTTGAAAAACGAAGTTGAACATGATATACAGTTAGATGAGTTTACAAGTAATATGATTAAAAGATTACAAATATCATACGCTGATTTAAAAGGTAAATCTCTATCACCTGAAAAGGCAACTGCGCTATCAAAACATTTAGATAGACTAGATACAACATCATTAAGACAATTAGTAAAAGCTAATATACCTTTTATTACATCACTTGCTAGAAACAAAATCTATAAGAAGACTGGTAAGTTTGAAGAAATGAGATTAAGAGTAGAAGCAATGGCAGGTTTACAAAAGAAAGCTGACAAGAGTGGTATGTCTTATTCTATTCTAAAGCAAGTATATAACAGAGGAATGGCCGCTTGGAAATCAGGCCATAGACCAGGCGCAAGTCAACAACAGTGGGCATACGCTAGAGTCAATTCATTTATAACAAAATCCTCAGGAACTTGGGGAGGCGCTGACAAAGATTTAGCGGCTAAAGTAAAAGGAGAATAGTATGACAAAATACTTAAATACGAAACCGGGTAGTATTGAAGAAATAGCCGTGAACATGAGTAAATCACAAAACGAAGCTGGCTACCAAGATATGTTTAAAAAAGAACTAGATAAAGCTGGTAAAGGTATCGGCTCTATGTCACCAAAAGAAAAAAAAGATTTCTTTAATAAAATAGATAGTAAATACAAAGCTAAAGATGAAAATAGTAAAGAACAAGTAAAGGAAGCTGTAGATAATCCACACGCAATTGGTATGGCAGTTGCTAAAAAGAAAATGAATGATGAGCCACCTTTAGATAAAAAGACTATTGAAAAAGCACATGACATTGCTAAGTCTATTGAAAAAGATGAGAAAAAAGAAACTCATATTAAGACTAAAGAAGTTAATGACAAAATAAAAGATACTAAAGGTGAAAAAGAAACACCTGCTTTACCAAAGGCAGAATCAATCAACGATTCAATTAAATCTGTATGGCAACTGTCTGCGGAAAGCCTTGAGAAAATGAAAAGCGAAGCTCAGTACATGAAAGCAACTAGACTTAAACAGTATGGTACAGCTGAAGAAGAAACAGATGTACCAGCAGGTTCTCACAAAATGCCTGATGGAACTATTATGAAAGACAAAGATCATAAGAAAGAAGAAGACGCTTATGATAAAGATGATAAGAAACCATCAAAGCCTAAACCTAAAAAAGAAGAAAAAGGTAAGGCTGATACAGGATCAAAAGAAACTAAAGTTGATGTTGACCCAAAAGTAGATTATAAGAACTAAAAAATCACACTATAACTAGTCTTTTTTCCCTTGACAAGAGGCTAGTTATATGTTATAATAACTCCACACTATGAAAAACTTACCAAGATTATATATTGATATGGACGGTGTCCTTTGTGACTTTAGTGCGGCCATTAGAAAGACATCTGGTATGTCAAAACAAAGATGGATGCAGGGAACTAGAGAAGAAATGTGGAAGCCTGTTTTAGAAAATACTAAATTTTGGCACACAATGCCATGGAATCCACAAGGTAAAGTAATGTGGAATTATATAAGAAAGTTTAGTCCACATATACTATCAGCATATTTAGAAAAAACTAACGACCCTAACTGTATACCAGGTAAAAGTCATTGGTGTAAATCAAACTTAGGTATATCTCAAACAAAGATTAATCTAGTAAGAAGAAAAGACAAACAAAATTACGCTATGGTCGCTGGTCAACCTGCGATATTAATAGACGATTACGACAAAAACACATCACAATTCACGGCTAAAGGTGGTATAGGTATCACATTTAAGTCCGCAGGTCAAGTAATATCCCAGTTGAAAAAACTAGGGTTCTAATCATTATAAATAGTAAGGTTAATTAACTATAATCAAAAGTCGCAGATTTAAAGCGACTAGATTTAAAAGGAGAGAAGCATGGCTTTATGGGGAAACGATATTAAACCTAAAAACTTGACTACTGCCGAAAAGAAAGAGGTTTTTGCCTCTACTAAAGGTTGGGTCAGAGAAGCAGGTTCAATATTATCCGGAAACGGAAACACAGGCGCAGATGAAGAAGTATTAGTAGCAATCGGTGGATTGAATGTTAATATGGGAACTGCGAATATCACAGAAATAGAATTTGTGACTACAGCATTTGATAAATCTGCTGGTGGAAATATTGATGTATTAGTAAGATTCAACGAGCAAGTTGATATTACAGGTACACCACAAGTTTCTATTACTAACGGAAACCAAGGTGCAGGTTCAGGTAGAGGTCCACACTTGGCGTCTTACTTATCAGGTACAGGTACTAACGAAATTACATTTAGAATCACAATTGCCGCAGCTAACGGAGCAACTGCTGATGGTGACATATTAGTAATTGGTACTAACGCAACTGCATTAAACAGTGGAACTATTAAAGATGCAGGTACTTCAACAGTATCTACTATCACTAATAGTGCAGGTATTGGTACAGCGGCTGGAACTTGTACAGTATCAGCGTAATAATTAAATAATTTATAGGGGCGCATTCAGCGCCCTTATATATAATAGTATGATTTAGGTATTTACCTAAAGTAGCATTCCCGAAAGGGTTAACAGGAGAAAAGAAATGGCAGACAAGAAAATAACAGCATTATCTAATTTAGGTGACGCAATTGTAGCAGCAGATTTATTCCATGTAGTGGACGATCCAACTGGTACACCAATCAATAAAAAAATATCAGCAGAAGATGTATTTAATAATATACCATCTTGGTTAGGATTAAAACAAGCTTCTCAAGCAATCACAGCAGATGGTTCTACAACTACTGCAGTAGATGTGACTTCAGCAATAACAGAAATCAACGCAACTTCAGCAACACACGCATGTGCTATAGCTGATGGAGCAGATGGTCAAGTTAAAACTATCATCAATGTATCATCAAGTGGTACAAACAATATAGTTATTACACCAGCTAATTTAAGAGGATACTCAACTATTACTCTAAATGCGCCAGGTGAAACTGCGACTTTGTTATTTAAAAATTCAAATTGGAATGTTATCGCTAACAATGGCGCAGCATTAGCTTAATATTAAATAGGAGTAAATTATGAGTATTGATGAAAAAACATTATCAGCTGAAAGAGAAGTATTGAAGGCAGACTTTGATAAACTCAACAGTAATATTACTAAAGTGGAAAAAGATTTAGTGACTATGAAAGGTAATTTAAATGCGATCTACGGAGCGCTACAACAAGTTGATAAATTTATTAAACTAAACTCTGAGGGTATGCCCGCAGAAAAAGAAAAGGCGCTAAACTTAGCGACAAGTTAATGAAAAGATTTAAAACTTTTAGTAAAGAACAAGACTTTGAAGATTTTGAAGAAGATATATTAAAAGAAACTCCACCTAACACAGCAGACGCTATGAAGCGTCACAAAGCTGGTAAGGCTGGATTTGGCGATATAACTCATTTGAAAGCAAAAGGTTTAATCAAAAGAAGTGATGGTACTAAAAAAAAATCTGAAAAGTACAAATAAAGGAAAATTAAATGAAAACATTTAAAACACATATAAAAGAAAGATACAGTGGAAGTGATAAAACTGCTGCATCAGTTGGAACTAGCACAGCGAATGGTGTGGAAGATTCTTCAATTGGTGTGCATAATATACACGATGCTGATGTACTAAAGAGAGTGAATGCTTTTGTTGGTTCAGTAGCAGATTGTGAATATTTAAAACCACAATTCGCAGTTGACCAATTAAGAGAAAAACTACAAAGAATCGGTTTAACTGTTTCTGATGTAGCTCTTGAAGGTGACAGCGGTAAAGTGACAGCTGAAGTGAAACAATTTGGTGGTAGATTTGGTAAAGATACCGATGGTTCTGATATTAATGATGATGGTATATCTCATAAAAAAGAGGGTGGATTAAAGATGGAAGTATCTTATGAAACTCTTAAAAACGGAACATCAAAGGTCTACGCTAAATTAGTGTAGTTAATGTTCAAAGAGATAACGAAGGATAACTGGCTACTTTTTGCTCAGCATTATTATGACAATCCAACATTGTCAAAGGAGCAAGAATTTTATGATGACCTTAAGAGATTTAAATATCTCAAAAGACTCTTTCGTAAGAACCGTATCACTGGTAAGATAAAAGTACGATTGGCAGTAAACCATGTAATTGTCTTATCAAATGTTTTTGGTGTAGAAGCAGCATGTACCTTACTATTATATAAGATAGATAGAGTATATTGGCCTCAACTAAAAACAATATTGATATATCTTGGTTATCTCTATCCACACGAATTAAATGGGGAACCAGTGGATATGAATATTAAGAAACTTTTAGAGGAACTATAATGGCTAATAGAGCAGTTGATTTGGTTATAACATACAGAGTAGTAAAAATGCTTGTGACACCTTTTGAAAGACAAGAGGCGTTTAAATATGGTATAATTGATAAAGATGGAAAAGTATTGAAGAAGTACACCTCTTTACAAAAGAGAGAAGAAAAGAATGCTTATACTCAACT